CTCCGAACTGAGCAACCTCGCGCACCCCACCGGCCGCTGCAGCTGTAGTTTCAAAAGTCTTAAATCCTGTTATTGTCTGGGAAGTGCTTTTTCCTACAATTCCATCCGCTCCAGTAAGATCAACATTAGCCTCATCAATGTTTGTACTTTCAAGAAAACTAAGGATATTATTGATCCAGTCGCGTACCTGCTCCGCATCTATATCATCACCTGGGTTCGGTAATGGAACTGCTGGTCTAGTAACTGTTGCCATTCGTATCTCCTACTTTGTATCCAGATTATACAAAGTTAACTTTCTAATGGTATGAACTCAACAATATAACCTTCAATGCTCGCTGGGTCATTACCCGTCCACTCCGGTGCTATTGTCTCACATACCCGATTAACGAAAACATCAGCTCTAAGTGCTCCAGCCCCAGGCCACTTAAGTCCGGTGTTATATTGATTTCCGTCATTCCAAGCTAAACCAGAACCTATAGTCACAACTTCTTCATACGTGCTGCCTCGGCCCTCATCAATGTTAGCCCGAAAGGTGATACTCTGTTGTCCCTCACGCTTTCTATACAGCGTCCGGACATTGAGTATATGCTTACTTCTACCCGGCATACCTAAGTCATTAGGACTCATTTTTATACGCCAAGTAAAACCCGTGCCATCATCAGTGGTATAGGAACTATTATTACCAACATAGAGATAGCCGTCTAAACTGCCATACAAATCCCGCTCAACGCCTGTGGAATCGACTATCCGTGTAGCAAAGTTCATAATATCAGAAGGCAAGTCAATCCACGTATCCCCCGTCTCCCAATCCCACACAACAATCTGATCGAATCCACTAGTCCCACCGGTAACAAGAAAACGAACTTGATGATCTTTTTCCCGTACTTGTGCGACGGCATACTTAAGTCTATCTTGATTAAGCTTAAAAAAATCCGTTATGTCATCTGTGTTGACCAACTCAAAAGACAGATCCGGACGGATAGCAAATATACCCTCACGGGCTATACCACAAACAAACTCAGGACGGGCAACAATAGAGTGTTGAGCAACAGGAGAAAAGCCACGAATGGGATTAGCAAGACGAAAATCGAAAAAACCCAGCTGATCATAAAAGATCTCACCGGGATACATTCCGTCCTCTTTAAAGAACAAGGCCGTTCCCCAGTTATCTACTGCCCCAACAATAGCCGTTCCACCATCGTAAATCTCATACCGGTTCTTATTCAGCCATGTATTTATATCAACAACAAAGTCTGTCCGACTAATATCACACCAACGAACACGAGTAGGATTATATGTTCCGCTTTCTGTTGTGCCGTAAACTAAAAGCAAATTCTTATGTGTGAATATGCCCTTTGTCTTGGTGTAGGGAATACCAGTTAAGTCCGCTGTGTTAACGGGACTAGTATCATCACCGGTCCAAACTCTTGTCGCATCTACACCATTGTTAATAACTAACTGATTTTTGATGAAAGCAAACTGAACACGATCATCCGCTGTTCCTGTTAAATCCGTGCCTGTTATATCAACACGCGCAGATCCAGTGTCAGTATAAACCTTAGTCGGTGTAACGACAACACGCTTCTTGTCACCATTAGCAAAAGTAGTCTCAACCAAACCCGTGACAGCTTCACCACCTGTCAGCTGGGTGTCGTTATACTTAGCATAGCCATATCTACTGTGTGCGACACCACGCTCAGACAGATCAATATTACGCATGATCTCACAATACTGCGGAGTCAATCGCTGATCCGGATAGAACCAGCGAGAACGCTGCCCCTTAATGCGTATTATGGAACTTGTCTGAGTCTGTGATGAGACTCTTGGTGTTCTCTGTGTTATAATAGTCATGGTTTACCTCAAGCTAACCCGAAATCAACACCCTTGATAAGGGGTCTTGTCGGACGCTGACGGAAACCACTATAAGCTTGAACGTTCTCCAATACGTGAATGGCGGCAGGACGTGTCGTGGCTCTTCCCCTAAACTCATCAAGACGTTGAGAGAATGTTAGCCTATGTGCCCCCGCTGTGTCTGGCTTTCCCCATGCAGCAAGAAGATCCTGCGTGACTCCCCAGATCAGCAAATCATGAAATTGTTCATCAAACTTAGGCCAATCAAAATCATTTACCAAAGGAGGAACACGCATTTCAGCGCGCACGGTGTAGGAAATAGCAGATCCGGGAATAGGATCAAACTCTATCCAAACAAAATCTGGACTTTCCCATGCCACAGGAATTACAGCCAAAGAATTACCAGCTGAATCCTTAAGCGTAACTGACCCTGTGAATGTAGCACCTGCAGCAGGAGCCTTTACTATCCGCTCAAGACCTAAAGATGAACTATAACTGTTGGCTGATGTGACAGGTGTTGTCCCTGTCAGCGTGATCAACTCAGAAACTAAGTTACCACTGGTGTCAAATCCCTCAAGACGGACTTTGTGATCTGACCCATAATCACCGGCATCATCACTCTCAACTGTCACTGTGCCATCTGCACTAGGCTGTGCTTGGACACCGCGAGACTGGGACACGAAGAAATTAGCTGGCGTGCCCGTCTCCGTGGACCCCGCTCTCGTACGATCAAACATACGAGCGGAGGCCTCATTGAGCATTCTTGGTGTGTCCGTATCCTCTATGTTCAGAATCTTACGAACCCAAAGAGGCATACCAAGACTTCTCTGACTTGCTACACTAGATATAGTAAATTCCCGCTCCTCATACGGAGTGTCTACTTCCTCAAGAACACGAAAGTAGACAACATTAACCATCCTCTTTACAATGTCTTCTGCTTGGCCTCCCGTAGTCTGGCCAGCATAAGAAAGGATGTCGGAAACTACTTGGCTGTAGTACACAGCTAATTACCTTTCTTGCCTCCTCCAGCTGCTTCAATCCCTACATTAAGAAGCTGTTGGGCATTTGGACTTAATTCCTGGCCCTGCTGCATATTAGTTCCCATCTTGAAGAGTTCAGCAAACGCCTTGAACATATCAGCCTGACTCTCCATTCTCTTCTTATCTTCGCTTCTAAACATATTAGCTCGAGCTTGTGGCCCATCCGTCTTCTTAACATAGTCAACTCGGAATGACCACTCTTGATAGGTAGGGACACTCTGGTCTGGATTAGCATCCATATAAGCGTCCACCTCATCCAAGGTCATCGGCGCACGACCGGGCAAAATGCCAACAATCCTTGACATCGTGCCCTTAAGTCCGATAATAAGACCATCATCAATTGACACAGGTCGAGGCTCACCGTCTATTCCGGAAACCATAAGACGAGGCTGTCTGCGTGTACCCGCAGCTAAATCCGTCGTTACTTCTTTAAGCCACTCACCTTCAGGTTGCCAATCTGCCTTATCTTTATTCGTGCTTATATAAGACGTATAGACAACTTCCCCCTGCTGCTCCTTCGTGAGGATAAGTGGTACACCACTCTCCATATCACGATCTTCTGGAGCTAACGGCAATTCTTTTTCTACATCAATTAAAACTGGCATTCCAGCCCTCCTATTGTTATCCGTACATCACGGATTCATACTCTTCGTCATCCTCATCCGAGTCATCAGAAGAAATATTAAGTTCTTTTTCTATCTTTTTAATTCTATCACTGAGACTGGCAAGTTGACTCATCATATCCATAGAGTCATCTTCCATCATCTCTTCTTCCATCATTTCCTCATCAGGTGATCCGATAAGAAGAACAGTCTTTGTTCCTTTTCCTACATATGGCTTGTGCATTTTACACCTCAAGGTAGACTAAAACCCGTTATATTAACCTGACAATCACTTGCGCTTGGGCTTGCACTGAGAACAGCTGATGCGGCTGCTCCCGGCTCGATGATCCAATAACCATTTACAATAATATTAGCGTCTTTATTGTTCGACGCGTCTATATACCACTCAGCTAATACATCAGACCCAGAGCGTAACTGCAAAGTTGCATCCGTATCACCGTGACAGCTAATGTGGTCAACAATGTATGTCTTACCTGTAATACCCGCTTTGGTTGCTGTTGCTCCAGCATTCGTTCCTGCGGCAGTGGCACTCCACCGACCATTACTAATATCAATAGCCATAGCTATTCCTCTCAGCTAATTGTATCTATTATTTGTTGTACACGGTGTTCATACGTGTGAGCACTTCTGACTAAATCATGCCCAGCTTTTGCTATATCTTCACGCTCCATGGGATTCTCAAGCGCAAACTGTATCTTGTCTCGCGCCTCTTCTAAAGTTTTGTATCCCAAAAAGTGA